TAATTACGTCTCCTGTTTCGAGAACAATTTTATTACCCGACATAACTTCTACCGAAGAACCTGCTGGTAATGGTATAGCTTTAACGACATATACATCATCTGCATTTTCTCCCGAAGAAGAAGCCGTTACTATCTGTGCATCAGCTGTTACTGAACCTGCATTTATATTTGCAATAGTAAGTCCTATCACTACAGTAGTAGTAGAACTTGGTACAGTGTATATCGTAACCAATGATGCGTCTATACCAGCTTTAGTTTTTAATTTAAATGTATTTGCCATTTCTATTTCCTATATTATCCAAGGGCAATTGCCATAGCAACCGCATCGTTTTCGTCTTCTCCCCATACTGCTGTTCCTGAAGCAGAATATCTTAATATCTGTCCTGCAGTACCTCCGGAAGGTATGTGTTTATTTCCTGCAGATGTTGGGTGAGTATATACTGTATCAGTATAATTACCAGCATGTATATTAGTTCCACCTTGGTCTGCTGTCCAATCTATATGTTCATTGGCAACAAAACCAGTTAATGTATCGTGATTCAAAGTAACTGCACCAGTATTTCCGTCTACACTTAGTACTGCATCAGTAGGTGTTAATAGTAAAGTATAGTCTGCCATAGTTCCGGCAGTACCACCATTATGAACATAACTCTTGTTTTCATCAGAGCGTACTACTACATCTCCTTCTTGAGCAGTTAAAGCTAAATGTGCTGTTTGGTTAGCTGCAGTTTGAACTGTAGTTAGAGCTAATGAAGCTGCTGAAAATTCTGTTCCAGCTAATGTTAAACCTGTGCCTGCAGTATAAGTTGTATTTGTATCAGTAGGTGTTACCCAAGAATTATCTCCACGCAAAAACGTTGAACTACTTGCTGTACCTGTAGCAGATAACATTGCAATATCAACCGCATCAGTTGCAATAGTAGCTGCAAAAGAACCTGTGCCTGAACCTGTTACATCACCTGTTAAGGTTATTGTTTGGTCACCAGTATTAGTTCCTGAAAGATTTGATACCTTTGTTTGTTCAGCATCACTAAATTCGTTAGTATTTGAATTAGCTTCATAAGCAGTTTTAATCTCTGCATTAGTTTGATCCGCAGTAGCGTTTGCTTCTATGCCATCTAATTTAGTATTATCTGCAGTAGTAAAGCTAACTTGTGATAACTCACCATCTTGAACAGAATAACTTTTTATTTCAACCCAAGCTGAACCGTTGTAATGGTATAGTTTATTATCTGTAGTGTTAAAGTATAAATCGCCTTCATCTAAAGAACTATTAGGGGCTGAACTTGCTACTCTATATCTTTCAGCGAAGCTATTAACTCCTGCGATATTATCAGCAACAGTATTCATATTAGTTACATTATCTGCTGTACCTAATGTATTCATATCTGCGACTACATCTGCAGTTCCTAATGTATTTAAATCAGATACAACATCTGCTGTACCTAAAACAGCTAAATCAGCAACAGCATCAGCTGTTCCAAGTCTACCTATTTCTGTTGCTTTACCAGCTACTGCTCCAATATCTGAAGCATCTGCTGCAACTGCATTAATATTAGTAGCATTTCCTGCTACGCTAGTTACATTACTAGCAATACCAGCAACTGTTGTTACATTGCCTGATATACCTGCCACTGTAGTAACATTACTTGATATACCTGCTAAGGTATTCATATTAGTTACATTACTAGAAGTACCAAGAGTATTCATATCAGATACTACATCAGCTGTACCGAGTGTATTTAAATCAGATACAACGTCAGCTGTGCCAAGAGTATTTAAATCTGCAACTACATCTGCAGTTGCTAAAGTATTTAAATCTGCTACAACATCGGCTGTGCCTAGTATTCCCATATCTGCAACAGTATCGGCGTTACCTAGTAAACCCATAGCAGTTACGTTTGCACTTGTAGCTAATAAATTCATATCAGCTACAATATCAGAAGTTGCTAATGTATTCATATCAGCTACCACATCAGCAGTACCTAATGTATTCATATCTGCAACTACATCAGCTGTACCTAATGTATTCATGTCAGCTACTACATCAGCAGTAGCCAAAGTATTCATGTCTGCTACTACATCAGTAGTACCAAGAATCGCCATATCAGCTACAGCATCTGCAGTACCCAATCTACCTATTTCAGTAGCTTTAGCTGCAACTGTACCAATATCTGTAGCATCTCCTGCTACTGCTGTAACATCTGAACTTATACCAGCAACAGTAGTTACATTACTAGATATCCCTGCTACTGTAGTAACATTAGCTTGAATACCTGAAACTGTATTAATTTTTGTTTGATCTGATGATGTAGGGGTAGTTCTATTCCATGTGGTATTACCTAAATCGTATACCATCATTACATTATTAGTAGTATTGAAGTATAAAGCTCCATCTACTAAAGCGTCTCCGTCATTGTCTACAGAAGGATCCGAACTCTTGGTTCCTAAATATCTATCGTCAAAGGAATCATAAGATGCTGCAGCACTTGTTGCACTAGACGCTGCATTAGTAGCTTGAGTTGATGCTGTAGAAGCACTACTAGCAGCAGCAGTTGCGGAAGCAGCAGCTTCACTAGCAGAAGTATCAATAGCAACTTCAGTACCTACATCACCTTCATAAAAGGAATTTCTTGCCATAATATCTCCTACAATAATGGTGAATCAAATCTAGCAGCAAAAGAAGAGCCTTTCATACTAGCCCTAACTTCTTTTTGATTCAATGCTAAAACTTTTCTTTGTGTTAAATCATTAAACTTTTGTTCCATCTCCACATCACCTAGGAATGTTGCACCTACTGTACATGAAGCATAAAGTATAGTTTCAAATTCTGTTCCTAAAATCCAAGGTATAACTTCTATGTAAGCTGTACCAGTACCTGAACCAGCACCTGTTGCTAGAAAAATAGTGCCTACATTATTATTAGCAGCTCCGATTCCTGTAAAACTTGTATTTCCTGCACTAGCAATCTTATAATATTTACCAGCTACAATCGCAGTTGATGCTGTAGTTGCTGTAGCATAAGTTCCTATTGGATCTTCAGCTTTGTAATAAGTCATTACAAAAGTTCCCGCAGCTTCTTGTTCTCCATTTTTATCAGTTAAGAGAAAATTACCTGCTTGTCTTGTATAAGCATGAGCTACCTTTTGATTACTAAATGTTTTTGAATCAATTCTACTTAATACAATATCATCATCTTTATCAGTTTCATCTAATTTTAATTCTATAATTTCAATAAGTCCAGCAGGAATTATAATACTAGAATTTGAAGATGTTACTGAAAATGATTGAACAACTTCTAAAGGCGGGACTCTAAGATCTTCATAAAGTCTTGCTTCGCCTATAGTAATAAAATCATCTATTTGAGAATCAGTTAGATCTGACCTGTTTAGCCAGTCAGCTACTCCTGTTCGTAAAGTAACTTGGTCTTTAATAGTAGCCATCTAAATCTCCTAAATTTTAAATCTGTTTGAAATGCCACCTGTTAGTAGCTTCGGATATTCTTGTTTTATTATTCGCTTGAGTTTATTAACAGTAGCAGGATGTTTTATAAAATCATCTGCATGTACATCTATACCATATTTTGTATATATATCAATAGCTACAATATCTGGTATTATAGCAAAACTTCTCATAGTAGTTTTATCAAAATTCTGTGTTACATTTCTCATATCTTTAGCATAATCTAAATAATCAGAAATCTCTTGAGTTGCCACTCCTCTACCTTCTTTAACTCCAGCTTTTATCGCACTCATATTAATATTCCTTATGTTAAAATAACCCCGAGTTTGAACCCGGGGTTACGGACTAATTACTAGCCACTAAGGTTATCAACTAAACCTGAAGCACTTGGATTCAAGCACTCAAGAGTAGTTTCATGTACCATTAACGCACGTAATCTATCACCATCTTCAGAGATATCTCTGTGATGTAACGGACGAAGTGTAGCCATCTTAAACATAGCTGAATCATATACTAAGATATTATCATCAGCTGCAGCATTTGCTGCGCCGGCACCTGAACCAGTATGTCCCATAATATAATTAGGAACTACTTTAACAGCGCCAAAATCAGTTTCATAAATTTCTACTGATTGACGAAGCTTACCATCGTCGTCGATATTACGACGGACGTTTCCATATTGGACTTGGCCTTGAGCTGCTGTTGAGAAACTACGCTTAATGCGTGGTGACATCATAAGAGTAGTTGGTCTTCCACCATTCTCCCAACAAGCTTGCATTGTAGCATCTACTTGTGAAAGTGTAAAAGCGGCTGCAGAACCTGCAGATGCAGGAACGTTAGAACCGTCACCAGCACCATCAGTGATTGCACCACCTGAGGCATTAACAGTATTACCTGCCGGCACCCAAGATTGGTATCCACCCATGATACGGTTACCAGAAGATGATTTAATTCCCTTACTGGTCGTTAAAGCATACTCGATATCACGCATTAATTCTTTACCACGTTTTTCAGACTGATATTTAAATTCAGACTTACGACCTGCTTTAGATACATTTTCCATAGTACCTGAAACTTCGATTGACTTGGTAAAGATTTGCGTCTTGTTATTTAGACGGACTACAACCGGACCAGCAGATGGTGTGCCTGGGAAGGCCGCACCTTCAGCGTTATTATTAGCGCCTGGTGGTTGCAACTCGTCGGTTGACCATTCATGTAAAATTGCTGTAGCTTTTGTTCTACCACAAGACGACATAAACGGCGTATCATCACGAACAATATTAGAAATAAAGTTCGCAAGATCCTCGCGGTTACTAGCCGCGTTCGTTGCTGTTGTAAACGTTGTTGCCAAAATATTCTCCTATTTGACTAATTAAAGAGTTCTGAATTGTCAAATATACTTTCATAAATATCATCATTAAGGATTTTTAGATCTTTATCAGTTCCTTTACCTTTCTGAAGTCTCTTACGAGCATCAACACTCTTACTCTTTAATTTATTTTGTTTTGAAACAGGCTTTTTAGCTGATACTGTCTTAATCGGTGCCTTCTTTCTTTTCTTAGCACCTTTAGAAGCAGATGTTTTTAATCTACGATAATCATCTATAAATTTAGCAATAACAGGAGATGTAATTGTAGAAACAAATTCCTCAGGAATCCCTTCTCCAACTGCAAATGCATAGTTATCTTTCGCTATATTTTCAGACCAATCAGGAATTAATGTTTTAATTTCCTTCTGGAAAATTTCAACATTCTTCTTCATTGTTTCACGAAACTCTTCTTCTTGAGCCTCAATCATTTGATCCGTAATTTTACTGCGCTCTTCTTTACGTTTGTTATATTCATCTTCTAAAGATCTATATTTGTATTGTAGTGTTGCTAAATCATCATCAACACCCTCAACAAAACCATCTTTAGCCATTTTGTCCATAACAGCTTTTTTATTTTTCAATAAAGTTAAGTCGCGATCATCTTGTTGTTTAAGTAAATCATCACTTATCTTTTGATAAATTTGTGATTTCTCTTTCTCAACCTCTAACTGTTTAGCTTGTTCCGCCAGTTCTTGACCTTTTTTAGTCTGGCTCTGATTAGTCTGATAACCTTTGATCAACTCTTCAATAGTTACTTCAGATTCCTGTCCGTCTATTTTAACCGGTACAAGAAACTCCATATCAAGTTCACCTTCCTCTATTTCTTCAGATTCATCATCTTGGGTAGATTCTTCATCGTCCTCAGATTCCTCTTCATCGGTAGCGGTCTCAGTTTCATCATCATCAACATCGTCAGCGTCCTCTTCAGCGTGGTCTTCCTCTTCGCTTTCAAGTTCTTCTGTGACTTCGTCTTCGTTTTGGGTAGATTCAACTTCCTCTTCATTTTCAGGAATAGCAGATAAAGTACCTCTTTCTACTGCTCTATCTAATAAAGTATCAATCGCATCATCCATCGCGTTGTCAAAGTCAGATTCATTCGTGTTTGCATCATCCGTTTGGGTAGAATTTTCACTCATAAATAAGTCTCCTATAGTTTAAGAGAGTCTTGAACAACTCTCATATCATCTCTCATCAGGGTTCTTCAAGAACCTCTATTTCTTTGCCTTTGATTTTACCACTTTAGGCTCTAGTGCGGTCTTTCGTATTAACAACTCTTTTTTTAAATTTATTAAATCTAAACAAGCTGTTGCATTAACTCTAGTGTATGACGCGCCAAGCGCAATATCACTAATCATAACTCCAATCATATGTTCTATTTGATCAATAGCTTTTTCTATCTGTTCTAAACTAACCATCTACATCTCCTTCCATCTCTTTGGTTTTGTTGTTTTTAGCAGTAACTGCTCTTTCAATATTAGATTGAACAGCTCCTAATGAAACTACTTGATGATAAATAAATTCACGAGCTTGAGTTTCATGATGTTTAGTTGTAATCCAAGCTTTAAATAAATCATTCATTAAGTCTTCATATACAAATGTCATTGTGTCTTTTAGTTCTTCACATTGCCATCCTTTTTGTAGAACACGTTGACTATCATCATAAGGTGTGACCTTTTTAGGTTTACCACCTACAGACACGTGTTCTTTATGTCTTTTATAATCACTCATCTCTCATCAATCTCCCATGATTATGCTTTTGAAACTAATGTAGTGTGAACTAATGCACCTGCTACTGTAGTAGTACCAGTCACTCCATCCATGTTATCAAAAGAAACTAATAAATCTCCTGCTGCTACCGCAACATTTGTTGTTCCATCCATTTTAGTAACATTGCCAGTTAACCTATTATTAGCATCAACTGTAAAAGCTGATGGTTTAATATAAGTTAAAGCAGAATGATCATAAAACCATATCTCACCCATTTTGCATTCCTCCTTGCATTTGCTGCATTTGCTGCATTTGTTGTTGTTGCTGTTGTTGCTGCAGTGCAGCTTGTTTCTCACTCTCCTCTGTGTCTTGATATAGACCTTGGAAATTTACAGGGATTTTTGTAGGCAATGAAGCACCTTCAGTTCCCTCAGCTTTAATTTTAATCTCAGCCCAGTTTCTATTACTTTCATCTTCCGCTTCAAGTAATTGACGTTTATTATCTATCTTCTTATTATCTATTTCAGCTTTAATAAGACTAGTATTAGCAGCATTTTGATCTTGCACAGCTTGGGCTTGTTGCTGTTCTTGCTGTTTTCTTTCTTGTTCTCTTGCTTCTATTTCCTTCATTACTTGTGGATCATCTGGATCTACGAAGTAATCAAGTGGATCTAATCCCATAGAATTAACCATCTTAACACCTAAATTAAAAGCAGCATCTTTAGATATATACTTTCTAGCAGTAGGATCTTGAGCCATTAAAGGAATCAATTCACCTATTTGCTGTAACTTATGCTGCATATTAAGATTGGAGTTCTCCCCTAAATTAGCTTGAATATCTAAGTCTAAATTAGAAGGAATCATTTGCAGATCTGCAGGAGATATTGAGGCATAACCTTTATCAGTCTTATACATCATATCTTCTTTAATATTCTGCTTCATTTCTTTTAATAATCCACGGCATAGATCTTTAAATCCAGTTTCCATAAATCTTCTTGCTATATGCTCAATACGTATTTGAGCAGCATTTTGTGTTTGTGCTAATTTTGCTTCTGAGTTTCCTGATACATATAAAGCATCATTTAATCCCATAGCGGCTTTAGTTAAACCTGTTGATTGTTCTTTCTGCAACTGTAGATATTCTAACATGCCTTGTGTTCCAGAAGATATAGGCTCAGGTCCTATTTGTTGAACTGAATTAACAGCAGGACCATTAGTAGCAATAACTTGTTTAGGTACTGGATTTTGTAATGCTGAAAAGTCTACTACATTTGGATCAGCAAGTGTTCTGCCATAATTTCCAAAGTATACATTTTCTACAAAACCTCTTAATATAGCTGTAGTTGCCTGCATTTGAGGACGAACCATATCAGCTAAAGATAAACCATGATACTCATGAGGAATCTCTACTGGATTTAAATCAGCTACAGGAATATAAGATACATCATCTTCTTGTAGAATATCTTCACCAGCTTTAATTACATGTTTTAATTCTGCTACACCATCACCATCTCTGTCAGATCTAATCCAACATTCTATGACTTCTATTATAGTATTAGCTTCGTCAGAATCATCTAAAGTCTCGTTAGCTAACCAATTGTCTATTCCGGCAGAAGACTTCCTAGATGATATTTCTTGCGACCAAGACATACCTCGACCAACTTCAGAATTCTCACCTATCTCTGACAAATCTTTATGGAAGTCAGGGAACATTTGACGAATCTCTGAATAACTAAGTTCTACAACTTTAGCTACAAACGTGGCGTCTTGAATTCCCTTAGCATCTTTATTAATTAGAAATGCCTCAGGTGGAATAGCTTCAATAACTACTTTTGATTTATCAATTGTCCTACGAAGCCTTACGTTCTGATATACTTGCTCTTGTTGGTTAGGATCATAATTCTCTGCAACTTCTAAATCACCTACAATCTCTACTAACGGATCAGCAAGTAATTCATCTAATACTGTTTCAGGAATTTGATCGTACTCTTCCATTTCATATTCAGAGTCTTCTACCCAAGACCAACTTAATGTTCCATTGCCATATAAATAAGCAGATTTAACCCAAGTGTTTATTGTCTTCCAACCATCATTCTTATTAAAGATACAATAATTAACTACATCCGAAGCTACTTTAGCTTGATGAATATCACGTGGTTTAGCACTTCTAGGTACAAAGTTTGCTAGTTTGTTGTTATCAAGTAATAACTTAGTAGTAAGAGCAGTATAACTCTCAATGATTTCAGTCGTGTCAGAAGATACTATCTTACTGACTCCTTGAGGTTTTAAATCACCCAACGGCGACATATTAAATTCATACGTAGCATTCTCTCTTCTAGCGGACAAATCACCAGCGCCCGTCAGACCTCCAATACTATTACGAACTTTTGAATCAATCTGAGCAATCAGTTCTTCATCAGTTACTTTTTTTATTTCCATACTCCCTCTCTCAGTTACAGCCAATTAGTATCATCTGTATATGTATGTTGATTCATTTCTCCAAAGGAGAACTTTCTATTTGTTAAAGAATTACCATGTGTTCTATAAGCTTCACAAGTAATAGCAGTAGCCATAACAGTATCATCATGATGACCTACAGCGGCTTGCATCCTATTGTTTTCACCTACTAATATATAATTCTTTAATTCACTTAAAATAAGACTTGAAGGAATACTTATATCATAATCCTTAATCATAGCCTGTAAATTAGATATGATAGGTACCTTAGTACTTACCGTAGTTTTAAATCCATATGAATTTATATCATGGCCTAGATTAACATTAGCTGTTTTTCTCTGCTGATATAGATTCGGATAATTCATTGAATGTAACTGTTGTATCGTAGCTAATCCAATAGAATTAGATTCAGGAGCTAGTAAACAATTGTTATACCATCTGCCTAAATAAAATAATACATGTCCAAAAAATACAGGATCAATCCTGTTATTTCTGTACAACGCGACAATATTTCTATTGCTATCCATCACAACTGCCGCAGAATAATCCCCGCCGACCCCACCGGCGACGTCCGCGCCGATGAGATATTTACTTTCTCTTTTCGGCGGTTCCCATACTTGCAACTCTCCTTCGACATTCTCGTCAAAGCTAGCATATTCCTTATTAAATCTTCTTATAGATTCAGGTGGTGAAGGCATATACTGGTTGATTACTTCAACATCAAATACATTAGATCCTGATTGTATAAAGCTTTCCTGTGCGGTAAACGGGTATTCCTGTTTGAATAAAATAGAAGATGTTTCTGCTATTTTTATTCGTCTCCAATAAATCTGTTCATCATCTAGGTTCCACTCTTCTTTAAGTTTCTCCTCTTCAGATGTTAATACAATACCATCTGGTACTGCAATTCTGTATTCGTCCTGGATATACCAAGGTACGAACAACGATGTAAAATTCCCTAATTTTTGTTCTGCTTTATGCCATAGATCATAATACACCCCCTGCGCCCCGTTAGACGTAGAATTGATAATGATTATCGTTCCAGGAGAGAGTGAAATAGACTGGAATAGTCCAGCCATAACCTTCTCTGCACTCTGGAAGAAAGCAGTTTCGTCACATAGCAAGGCAGTGTTAGTTGTCCCTCTTCCGGGGTTATCTGCGCCTGCAGTAAAACAACGGTACATCGACCCGTTGTCTACAAATTTCATTTCCCTTTTATTCGATGCACTCAACTCGGGTTGTATATCCTTTGGCAAATCCTCGTAGAAAGTTTTAGACATACTAAAAATACTTTCCGTCGTGGGTTTATCTAAAGATATAATAACCGCCCTCGTGGATTGGTAGAATAAAGCTCTGTGAAATATCAAGGCAGAACTTATCGTACTGAACCCAGCTTGGCGGTATTTAGATATGATCATTCGAACACGACCATATTTATTCATCTGCCGATTAAACTCATCGACAACAATCTTTTGCGCTGAATTGATCTTAAGTTTTATTTTACCCAGCGCTGCATCTTTAGGATAAATATATAAACATTCATTAATAAAAGCTTCAGGATCATTTTTCCAAATCTCCCATTGCTTTCTTTTCTCAAGCTCTTCAACTGCTTCCAACAACTCATCTTCGCTTGGCATAGCGTCTCCTACTTATTGCTCACAAGTTTTAATACTCTTGCCTGCAACTCTTCTGTAGATACATCTTTAACATTCTCTTTAATACTTTCTATATCCGCAGTAGGCTCAATAAACTTATTCGCCTCGATAATCGCTTTCATCGCTAAACTATCACCTGCAGTCGTCTGTTGTGCAAAGTTCCTCCTTGCAATCTCCACCAGCATATCGGCGGGACTCAAACCCTCACCCCTACTAAAAGCTTCCTTCGTCAGGGTTAATTTATTTTTTGAGCCAACAGGTTTTCCATTAGGATTCCCGGACTCCCCTTTCTTCCAATGTTGAGCCATAGCGTTAGGATGTTGAGGTTCGCCTTTCTTAAATGGCATACTTCCTCCTATATTAAATGATTTAAAAAACATACAGAACTGTAGCAACCCCGAGGCTGCTGCTTTCCCTGTATGTTCTTACGTAGCGATCCTGTCGATACGAATGGGCTCTGTTGAGAGCTCTGTACGTTTTCTAAATAATTTTTTACTTTGGTAAAATTCCTTTGGGAAATAATTCTTTCTTTAATTGATTTTTAAATTTTTTTAAATGTTCGAATGGAGACATAGGCGGCAGTGGAGGCGGCCTATTATCTCCAAATAACCGTATATATTCTGAATCCTTCGTCCAATCTATTTCCCCAATTGCGACTCCGCTTTCCACTGTAGCAAAATCAGGACCCAATTCTTTTTTATATACTGATTCCATAAATTCCTCACCATCCAATGGTGTTTTCTCATTTTTCATATGTTTATCACCTGTGGGTTAAATCTATATAAAGAGCCTACGAGCATAAGATCAAGTGCCCCCGAGCTTCAGATCAAGAGATCAGAGATAAGAGATCAAGATCAAGAGCTCATGTGCATTATTTACTATGCACTTTTATAATAATAAAGGAGATATCAAATGAAATACAAATTAAATCCCGATCAATCAATGATCAAAAAACTAAACGATCTAAATCCAACAGATCGTAGTCACTACATCGCTAGCCTTAGCAAGCAAGCCATTAAGAATGTAGTATCGTACGTCCATAACTCTACTAAGTGGACTCACTCTATTCTGGGTGATCACACTCACATCTGGTTTAATGATGCATTACAAGCCGAAGTGCAAGTAGATCTTAGGGATAACCACTTCTCTTACATTAAGACTGTTACGGTCTCTCCAGAGGATGTATTCTCTGCGGACGATCTTGAGTCTATAGGCCTCAACACGATCGGAGCCTGGAAGAGATAAGAGATAAGAGATATATGCGTGTAATTACTTTGTAGATACCACATGTTGACCACAAGGTGACACTGTGATTGCACGCTTTGTCTTACCCAAAGATTATCTTAATACACTGTGATCTTACAGTTTATTAACATAGTCTTTTTAGATCACGAGACTTTAAACCATGTGATCCTTAATTATAAAGGAGAGTATTATGTCAGTAAAACGTAGAGATCCGTGGCAAGATTACACACCTTTAGAAGCTGATCTACAATTCTTTAGTGATGCTTTTAAAGATGTATTTGGTTCAAGACCTGGAGAATTCTCAAGAAACGAATTCTCTAAATTATCTGAAAAAGATCGTCAGATAGAACTAAAGGATCTTTGTGATAAAGCTAATGCTGAACACAAAGAAAGACTCCAAGAAGAAGCAGAAGATCTTAAAAATCTGCAACAGTATGGAGATTTTAGTAAATCACAGCTCAAGAAATGGGGCTGTCTATAATTGCTTTGGGCATATAGGGATTATCTAATTCCTTGCCCAAGGGAATATCATAGATTCAGATTCATTCAGTCTTACCTTATATTTCTTCTCTATAAGGGAGTGGTCGAATCTATGATCTTTTTAACGACATTATAAGGAGATTATTATGTCAGATTTCGACCAATATATCGTGAAAGAAAGGGAGAATTCTTATGGATTTGTGACGATATATAAATTCCCTAATGGCTATGGAGCCAGCGTCGTGAACACTATGTACAATGTATATAGAAAACCCGATGAATACAGTATCAGTAAAGATGTTCGCTATTTCGAGATGGCAGTGCTAGATCAGAAAGGTGATATTACTTACGATACTCATATTACTGATGATACTTTAAAGTATCTAGACGCTCGAGATGTTGTAAGACACTTGATAGAAGTGAAAGATCTTATCGAGCCTATACCTTCTAAATCATAGGAGACTATTATGTTAGAACATTTCGCGATTCATCTAATGATATTTGTATTTGGTATCATTGGATTATGTTGTGTATTCGTTCCGTTCTTCATGGACATGAACGATCGCATCAATGACAAATATAAGTGACAGTTAATAGGGCTTCAAAAGAGGTCCTATTGCCAGTCATTTGACTGCTTTGTAACTTTGGAGAATAAAGATATGGGTGTAAATCCTGCTGTTTGCCCAAACGATAAATGGGAAAAAGTATATAATCGTAAAGATTTTAGCAAAATCCAAAAGATGATAGCTAAAATAGCTCAAAAAGCTCAAAACGATAAAGTTGATGTGCAAGGAACTAACAATTCAGAAGCATATAAATTTTGTAAAGACTTATCCGACATCGGATATCTAGATAAGATATTTGATCGTATTAGTCAACATAAGAAATGGGATAGTTACTGTCTTGAAGGAGATATGTACGTAACATTTTATGAAAACAAAGCTTTAGAACTTACCTTTGTTTACGATTATAATGATCATAGCTGGGGAGTCATAAGAACGAACTCAGGATTTCCTGATATGATAAAGTGATAGTTAATAGGGCTTGAAAAGGTCCTATTGCCGATCACTTGATCGAATCTTAGTAATGAAGCTGAGATTAAATATAAGGAGATATAATGAAGAACAAATGGATCGAAAGAACATTTGCTTGGGATTCAGAAATGAAGAGATTGTGGAAGATTTTAGCAGTCTCTTTAATATTTCTAATCATATTTCTAATAAACTATAATAACTAAAGGAGGTTATCATGGTTGAGAAAATGGCGAAAGCCAGAAACGATCTCGTTCTCTATGAAGAATTCATGGGAGCTGAAGGATCATTTGAGATGCGACAAATGTCGCTCAACGAATTAGAAGCTCCAATCATAGAGCTAAAATTCGATGATCCAGAACTCTATGAAGAATTCGTACGCTGGAAAGAGCGATACAACGAGATCTAAGGTCGACCTTGCTGCGGTATCCAAGTAAAAAGGCCGCATTTTTTAATTATAAGGAGTAATATATGTCAACAAAAGAACTAATGAAGAAAATACAACATCTTGAATATAAAATAGATGATTTAGAAGATAGATTAGATAATTTTATACCTTTAAGCAAATGGAGATTAAAGAAACATTTAACTGCATTATGTATAGAATATACTGATCACAATAGTGTAGACTGTAGTAATAGAAGTGATCTACATGATGACCATGTTAAAAGAATGAAAGAAAAAGGTCATCCAGGATACACTTAAATAAACTCTCCGCACCTGAGCAGACACGTTATCCTGAGCGTGGTCACATGTGTTAAAACTGCTCACTTTCTTTATCTGAGTACATTCCAGTTTTGTGTGAGTGTGCTCACATAAGGATCGTCGATCCTTAAACCGATCCGAATAGATGGGCTATTCGGGCATAAACTGTCATTATAAGGAGAATTATTATGGCAAAGTTAACGTTTGTTGGTCATTTAGGCCAAGACTCAGAAATGGGTAAAGCGAAAAACGGTAAGGAGTTTGGAAAGCTCCGCATCGCTGAATCAAACGACTACTATGATGAGACTACAAAGTCTTGGGTTAAAAGAGAACCCACATGGTGGTTCGTGACTGTGTTCGCGAATACCGCTCGCAAAGCGATCGAAGGACTTAAGAAGGGTACGAAAGTATCTGTAGAAGCAAGAATCGAGAAGACAGAGAAAAATGTCGACGGTTCTTGGAAAACAGATGTCTTTGTGAACGCTTACAAAGTCGTCGAAATATTACCAGAAGAAACACAAGCTTAATGCTGGTGATATTGCTTATAGTGATGGGAGCAGCGTCAGTTGCTCTCATTGCTTTTCTAGCTTACGATCAGTTAAGAATTATTAACACTGATTAGTAAGAATCACTCATGATAGGAGAAAGATCATGATTATAAGAGATAGTCCAAAAGACTGGACTGCGGAATTAACTGAAAAAGACCAGGTAGCTTGGTTAGTTGGTCACAATAAGATAATTCCAGAAAAAGCGATAGAAATAGCTGAAACAAATAAAGATCAAATGTTTTGTGTTAGAATACCACCTGATGTTACAACAACAGCAGAATTGAAACACCATATTTTGCTCAATGTAATTCAAGAAGGTATTCATGAACTTGATTGTATTGAAAAGCTTGCTGTATCACTTAAAGAAGTAACACAATAATTTCATAAATATAAGGAGATGCCTATGAAATGAAAAGTCTTAAAGATTTCGAGACATAAAAGAAAGAGATCTTAACCATCTATATAAGGAGTACTATCTTCAAGAAAATATATAGATTGAAATGTAAGAGAGGTTATTTTAAACAGGACTTAAAACCGAAATCAGGGCATGGTAGGTAGATAAGCCAAGCCACTGTAGACGATAGAGTTCGTTAAGGTCAGTGCGACAAATGTAGTTTCGCAAATGTAGCTTCGCAAATGTAGTTTTACAAATGTAATTTTAATTTTTGAAAAGGAGAAACAAAATGTTATTAGCAACAAAAAAATTAATGTACCAAACATACATTAAAAACATTATAGCGGCTGAAGGTGAGCGCTGTAAAAAATGTGACAGTTTAATACATCCAAATCTTGAATTGGTAGCTGCAATACACCAAGAAAGATACTGTAACTGTCATTCATTCCAACAATTTGACGAACAAGTCAAGAAAAACTTAGAATAAGGAGTATAATATGAGTATAAATGAATATACAAAAGCATGTGATATAGTAGATAATTCTGAAATATTAGAAAAAGTTAAAGAACAATATGTAAATGAAAAAGGTATAAAAGAAACTCATCTAATCCCAAAAAAGAAACATAATAAAGAAATAGAAGAATGGGCAGATCGATATGATAAATTAAAACAAGAAAGTTTAGAAATGGAAGCAACAATATTTCGATTACAAAATGAAAATACTATGATGAATGAAGATAACTTCCAATTAAAAAATACTGTGCAATGGCTTGAAAAGAAACTAGGATGGAGATAATATGAAAAAGACTAAAAAGAAATGGTCGACCTTAAGACGACTAAGTTGGGTTGCTAGTAAACTCAAAGAAAAAGGAATTTTTATCACATATCAAACTAAAAATGGTGTAACATATACCAAGTTTGATAAAGATAAAGATGGGAACTACCCATTATGGGTAGATGTTCAACAATACTTTGGAGGTAAAAGCTATGTCAAAGTTAAAAAGAGCAATGTCGCACGGCGATATAAAGCTAAGAGAAAGCGTACAAAAACTGCTAAATAGATCTAATCCAGATCATTTATATGAATTGGATAACGATGATATTGAGCAACTAATACACTTATACAACAATAATACGTATCAAAAAACTCAAGTAGTTATTAATCTTGCAAAAGATTCAACTGCTGAGATTATTGTTGCTATGATTGAATCTGGTGAATGTACGAATAAGGAAATATATACTGAAATCGAAAGAATAGCAAAACAATGTTTCCGCAGATGTAGTCCGATAGACCGTTTAAACAACATAAACATGTTTGATCGTTGGGAAAATGGACCATTTGGCGATATCATGTTAGCATTATGGGAATATTGGATGCCAGAAGTCGATTTAAAGTATGTAAATCCATTATTAAAAGATCGATTAGAAAGAATAAAAATCGAACTTGAAAAAGATCCATTACATAAAACAAAGGAGTAATAAAATGAAAATGAAAAGAAATTTAAGAACTGCACTAAATCAAATGAAGAAATTATATGTTGAAGATATTGAAGGCAAAAGTATAGGTAATGTACCTATATTTGAAACCTACTCTGACGGATCATATGAAGAAGACGAAAAAGGTCGTGCGACTTCATTTGGTATAAGTGCTGAAGAACCACACAGCTACAAGTGGTTAAACTACTACGGAGAATACGAGGGTTATGGCAGTTGTAATGGCTGTCCTTGGATTCATTCAGAACTTGAAAATATTGCAGATAATAATAATTGCATTATTGAATGGCACGATGCTGGCTCTGCAAGAGTCTATCCGTGGTAAAATATAATAATAATATAAGGAGTATAACGTGAAAAAAGCAAAACACACTAGTGTCTTGAGATTATCAAACGACACTAATTATCTAGGTGATAACGAAATCAAAATGAACCACGAAAAAAGAGGTTCTCTAATGTATCGTTTTACCGTTAGTCACAAGAAACATCCATTAGTTTTGGATTTAAAGAAGAAAGCTGCTAAGCATAATGCTCATGCCAGAAAATTCGCTTTAAAACGTAACTGGGAATTAGGTAATTGGAATTCACTTATGAGAGTTCGTCTCATGCCACGTGGTCCAAGAGTTAAACACGCTCTAGCTGATGGACATAATCGTAGATACTATGATCAATACTTACCACATAAACACGCTGAATATTTCGATGTGTATTATGCAGAAGATAGTCATAACACATGGTTATTTAATGCTAAAGTAAGAATCAAGAAACACATGGATAAGATCAAAGAACTACAAGAAATGAATCAAGATGAAATACAAGATTTGTTAGATCAAATAGAACTTGATTCAGATACAATAAGGAGTTACACTAGATGAAAACTATAGCTTTAATAATAGTATTACAGTTATTAGTCACATTAATAACTGGATGCAGCTCGTTAGAAGAAAAGTTTAACGAGCAAAGGGTCCTACAAAATAGTGCAGATCCTCTGGTATGTGAACCAGAAGACGCGCAACTATGCGTAGGTTGGATAAAAGAAATATAATCATAAGGAAATAATATGAATAAATCAGAAAAAGTACAAAAAGCGGCGCACGATATTGCCGTGAAGCAATATGCTAAGAACTTGAAGCTCCAAAGAAAGCTTAGCAAATTAAAATCAACAAATAAAAATAAGGAAGGTGAAAAATGGCAATGACAACAGAAGAACTAAGAGCGTTTCAAAAATATACTGAACAAACAGAACGTGAAAAAGCAATAGAAGAAATAAAAGTATATGTTGGAACTTATAAGAAATATGCCGAAGGTGATCTACATGGTGAGTGGGTAACGATAGCTGACTATGGTAATGAACAAGATTTCTTAGAACGTTGTATGCAAATACACGAAGATGAAGACGATCCTGAATTTATGTTTCAAGATTTTCAAGATTGGCCTGATGGTGTAGAAAGTGATGAAGCAATGGAAATGGATGAGATATTTGAATATATCGAATTCTTAAGAGATAATGAGCACATACCTATTGCAGCTGTTAATGCTGCCTTAGAAAACTATATGGAATTATGTGATATAGAAGAAAGTTATATAGGTTATTATGATGATGATGAAGACTTTGCAAGAGAAATGGCATCTGAAACACTTGGATTTGATGAAGGTGGAGAGGATTGGCCGATGAATTGCATAGATTGGGAATCTGCTGCTCATGAACTTATGTATGACTATTTTGAAGAAGATGGTTATTACTTTAGAGCATAGGAGGATAATATGATTAAATATGAACATTATAAAAATCCGAAATACGCAGAACAATTCAAAGGTTTTGTGGTAGGATTATGTATTGGATATTTACCATACTTATGGCACATGTATATATAAGGAGTAATAATGATAGTATATGAAATAACAAATAAACATTATTGGCATGAAATTACAGATGAATTAATATTCAGCAAATATTATGGACGCAAAGACAAAGCTGTAAAAGCTTTAGAAATAATAAAATATGCGACACCAGATAGTAAAGCTGAATTATATTCACTGGAATTAAAACCATTAAATAGAGAAATCATAGCTGATATTCTGTCTATGGATCATGTAAGAATGCATAGACATCCAACTTTAAATATTGGATGGAATGAAGTACATGATATATCTAAAATAATAATAAGGGAGGTGAAAATAAAATGAGTAAAGAAAAAACAAGTTTTTTAGTTGAAGCTTGGCATTCGACTCAAGACTATTATAAACTACCATATAATTTAAATGAAGTATATAGTTGGTGGATAAAATGGCAAATTCTATATGTAATAACAGATGAAGAACATTACAAAAGAATAAGAGAAGACGAAGACTCTGCTTTAGAATATAAAACAAACCGTGAAGCCGAACGGTATGAAATGGGTAATGACGAGCAATACAAAAGACCTGAAAAAGTATACCAAACTTCTACAGATGAATATCAATGGGAAAAACTACTATAAAAGGAGGTAATATGAGTGTAATTTGTAATAAATGTGGTTCTTCTGATGCTTTAACTTATGAAGATCCTGACGGTAAAATACTTATCCCACCTATATGTTTAGAATGTGATATAGAATATGAGCATTTTAACTTATTAGAATCATTAGAAGATTTAGTCGACCAATTAGGAAGAGGTAAATGTTCAGATGAGGATGTTTTAGAAATATTAAGTAATATTGTTAATTATAAAAATTCTGATAAAGCTTTTCAAGGTCATAAAGAAGAAGATTTACCAGGATAAAACGAAGGAGGTAATATGAGTACACATTGGATGAACTCAAGTGATTGGAAAAAAGAAGAAGACTATGAGAGAATATGGGAAACCTATAGAAGTATAGCCAAAGATGAAATGATCGACGAATTAAAAACTATAGAAAAAATATATTTAAACTTAGTCGATGAAAAGACAGGATTCATAGATGTTAAAAAGAAAGGTTTAGCTCTTGAATTCCTAAAACAAGCTTGGACATTAGGTTATTACATTTTTAATCTACCAGAAGAAGAACCATTTGACACGGTAGAATATGAATTCGATGAAGAAGTCGATGAATATTTAAATGAAAACTTATATCCAGTTCTACTAGGCGATGAAGTTAGTAACAAAGCCTTAATAACACATAATCTTTTAGGAGAAATGTATGGAAAACAAAAGCGGGACGATTAATGGATTGACTCGCGAAGATTGGAATTTTGTATTTCATATAGTTGATAGTATTTATGAAGATGTTGCGATCATGTTCGAAGGAACAAGAACACACTCTGATAAAGATATTAAGAAATATATAAAAGACAATGTGCAGGCAATATATGGTCGTCGAAAAAGATGGCACCATACAGAATTGTCAAAAGAGGAAGTCTATAACGAAGTAATAAAGGAATTATTTGGAGAACAACATGACAAATGAAGATCTCTTAAAAATAATTCAAAACAAAATCGATACAGATAAAGTTACTGTAAATTTAATTCAAAATGATGATATAAAACAATACGATATAGTTATATGTGGAGCTTTTAATCCTTATTTTGAAGTAGAGAGTATCAGTACACCAATCGAAATTGATATTCATACACACGAAAAAGGTGTTAATATCAGTTGGATCGAAGCTCAAGATATACTTGACGAATTTAATCAAGTATTAAGACATGAGCTAATACATTTGGAACAATATACTGAAGATCGTTTTGATTTTGAAGATATTGAATCAAATGAAAAAGAAGCTTATGCTAGGGAAAAGAGAGAAACGCCTTGGTATAGAAATATAACATTATAATAAGGAGTAACAAATGAAAATAACAATGACTTGCGATGGTTTGAATGAACAATTAATGTTGTTTGACTTATTAGATATTTCTAGTATTCCAACAGGAAGCTATAAATTAATAAATAATGCAAGCGAAGTAAAACCAAATGAACCAGTAAAAAGAGAAATAGAAATTGACATTGATGTTAATGATGAACTTGATAGAATAACATCGTCTAAAATCCTAAATTTCTGGGCAAAACACTGGGACACTAAATGCGCAGCAAACGATAGTAAATAATAAGGAGTAATAATATGGATGTAACCGAAGCCGTAAAAGGCAGATGGCACGGTATTCTCAAAACACTTGGTGTTGATGATAAATACCTGCAAAATAAAAATGGTCCTTGCCCATTATGTGGAGGTAAAGATAGATATACTTTCACAGATCTAAATGGTGATGGAGTATATTTATGTAGAGGATGTGGTAACGGAAATGGTTGGACACTAGTACAAAAGTTATACAAGTGGGATTTCCGTACTGCTGTAGAACATATAGAGCCGCTAGTGGGACTTGGTAAACTTGAAAAAGTTGAAGTTGTACCAAAGAAAGATCCACGACCAGCACTAAATTATGTAGCAAAACAATTGAAACCAATAGAATGGAACGGATCTGTTGGTCTTTACTTAAGATCAAGAGGATTTAAAGATATTCCAGATGGATTAAAACAAGCAAGGTTAGATTACTTTGAAGATGGAAAATCTAAAGGTAAATTTGATTGCATGGTTAGTTTAATACAAGACTTTAAAGGAGATGGAGTGTCATTCCATATCACATACACAAAAGATGGTAAGAAAGCAGATCTAAAGAGTGCTAGAAAAGTTATGCCACCAAAAGGTACAATAACTGGAGCATCAATACGTTTAGATACTGATTGGATAGAAAAATCTGTACTTGCTTCTTACTGTGATTCTGGAAATGGTATAAGCACAATTTGCGTAGCAGAAGGAATTGAATCAGCATACGCGGGTAGTTTAGATTGTGGATACCCAGCATTCGCGTCTACTAATGCACATTGTTTAGAAAACTTTATTCCACCAAATGGTGTGGAATGTGTAATGATATATGGTGATAATGACGCATCATTCACAGGACAAGCCGCAGCATACGTTCTAGCTAAGAAAATGAAAATGAAAGGAATAAAAGCTTATGTATTTATTCCTGAAGAAACTGGTGAAGATTGGAATGATAAATTAGACTGGAATAGATATAAGGAGAAAGAATGAAACACAGGATTAAAAATAAACTAAAATATGCTTTAAGACATAGTAAAATATGGCATACAAAAATAATACCAGATAAGAAAAAACAAGCTAAAAAGACAGGAGAGTATCATGAAAAGCAATAATAACTGGACAATTCCAGGAAAAGTTAAAACAATTCAAATTGTTGAAGAAGTAATTTTTACTAAACATGAGCTATTTATGAATCAAGCACCTAATTTTAACTTTGAATTAGATGAAGATCAACTTCTAAAGAAAGCATTAGAAGTAGGATATGTAATAGAAATTGATGATAATAAATATTTAGTTGATAATGATTATGGAGGAAATTATGGAAAACAGTAATGTACAAGAAATAGTTTGGTCGATAGAAGAAAAGATCATGCAGAGTGGAAGTGCAAATAATAATAATTCTGCAATTAAAGAAGTAAGAAATGCAAACTGTCTTAGAGATGATTTCCGAATGGTGAATATAATTAAAGAAACGTTTAATTATCTTACATCAACATTTCAAAGACACGAAGGGAAAATTATGTTGACCAACACTAATATGAATGTTGGTGAAATAATCGTGAGGCACTTAAATATAGAAAACGATAATATAGTTATTAAAATGAAACTTGGTTGTTTAGTACTGAACACACTTATCGATAACGAATATTTAATACTAACAAGAGAACCTTTCTTTACAATAGAAGAAATTATGGAACGAGGACAAAAAAGAACTGTGCGTCTGCAGCCATATCATTTAGAAATGGGACATAGATATGGAAACATAATATTAGATGACAAAGAAAGAATAGGAATATCGAGACACCAATATCCTGCTTGGAAACAAAACGTAAGAATGGTAGACGGAATTAAAGATCGACTAATTAAAAGCTCGATAAAAGAAATTGATAGATACGATGAATATGTGAAAGCAGTTAATACATTAGAGAAAGTTAAGTGGTGCGTAAATGCTAGTGTTGCGAAAGTGAGTGAACAATTAACAAACAAATTAACTGAAACAATAATAAAACTAAAAACAGAAAATGGTGATGAAATTGAATTTGATACAAAAGATATTAGAAGAGAAAATATAAATGAAATATATAAAGACGTTAATCTTTATAAAGATGGATCACTATTCGAACCTCACAAAGGAAATGCTACAACAGTTAAAACAATTGAAGCTCAATTAAGTAAAGAAGAGAAGCGCAAGAATAACCTGAAAATAGATGGAAAAGCAATGCAAAAGTGTAAGAAAAGCATAGCTAAACTTAGTAAATTATTTGACAAACACAATTTAATGTGGACAGCAAAACAACTATGCTTAGCGACACAATCAAAAGCTGCAAGAAACCATGCAATATTAAATAGCATACATGGAATAAACGGTTGGGCATCTTACACATTTTACTTATCTATGTTTCTTGACTTTAGAGGAAGAGTATATGCTAGAGATCCATACTTTTCTTATCAATCTAATGACCTAGCAAGAGGACATTTACAATTTGCTGAGAAACAACTAGTAACTGAAAAAGGATTTAAATATTTATTAATACATGCTGCAAATAGTTATAATCAGTCCTATACAGTAGCAGAATTAACTGAATTAGAATGGACTAAAACGAACTATATAACGGACCTTGTTACTGATGGAATACCAGATCTTTCAGTAGATAAAATGTCATTAGAAGATCGACAAGAATGGTCAGAACAAAACACTGAATTATTTTGGAATATAGCAGAAGATCCTATAGGTACTAAAGATATTTGGATGGCAGCTGAAAAACCTTGGGTTTTCTTATCAATATGTTTTGAAATATGTGCTTATCATGGTTCAGTATTATCAGGTGAAGAGCATTATTCAAATCTACCAATTGCTATTGATGGATCTTCTAATGGAACTCAACATCTAGCTGCGATGTCAAAAGATGAAATAGCTGGTAGAATGGTTGGATTAATTCCACAAGAAAAACCAATAGACTTTTATATAGTAGTAGCTAAAGGAATTCTTAATAGAAATATTGGTACTGATTTAGGTAAAATATTAGCAGAAATACCTATGAAATTAATACGAAAAGGTATTAGTAAAAGAGGAACTATGACTAAAGCTTATGATGCTGGAGTGAAATGTATAGCTGATATTATTTACATGGATTGCTATGACGCTGGTATGACAACAAAATACGGAATCACAAAAACAATAGCGAAAAAGCTATCAAAAGATCTTGTGCACACTTATAATGCAATTTGTTCTGGTCCTGTTTCTATTAAAAATTACTTACAAGCCTTAGTCAAGCATAGGGTAGGTGTACAAAATGAAGATACAGTATGCTGGGTAAGTCCTAGCGGGTTCCCATGTGTGTCTGAGAAGTGGATTATGAACAAAAAGAAGATAGAACTACCATTTACACAAGGAAGAATACAAGTAGTAGTACACGAACAAACTGAACGTCCTGCAATGCATGAAATGATTTCAGGAATCAGTCCGAATTATGTACATTCAATGGATGCAGCTCACATGTCGTTAGTCATAATTGAATTACAAAAAGCAGGTATCTTATCATTTGGTGCAATACACGATAGTTTTAGTGTACACGCTGAAAACGTACCTGAGTTATTACATATAACAAAAGAAACATTTATAGATATATATGATAAGAATATATTTAAAGATATGAGAGGACAAATTATAAATAATGATCCTCTATTTGTAGAACCTGAACCGAAGAAAGGGAAACTCAACTTACTAGAATTAATAGATTCAGATTATTTCTTCTGCTAATTCGACCACTCCCTTATAGAGCCGGTTGAGATAATTTTAACTAAAAATAAGGAGTTATTATGAGTGCTGAACTCTGTAATATAATGGATAATTTTAAAGAAATACCTGTTAGAGAAAGTTTTATTAAACATAGAAAAGAACAATGGGATTTAGGTTATTCTAAAGCTGAAATTCAATTAGATGCTCAATTATTAGAATGGTATTTATCATCATTAAGACTTGTAGATGAAACAGAAAGTATAAAGAATGACTTTAGGTTTCAAGATATGTTTGTTGACATTAAAGAAGTTAATAACAAATGGTTTAATGTTGGTGGTAAGAGTGGAAATAAAAAGAAATGGTGGACTCGTAATATAAAAGAAGGTGAATTAACTCATTTTCTATTTATTAAAACAGACCGCGATCAAAGTAAATTATTAGAAGTTGGTGATAGTGTTAATATTGAAAAATATGCTTTATGGCCTGCTGAAAATATAATTAAACAATTAAAAGAATCCAACTTTGGCGGATACTACATGGATCCGAAAAAGATATGGAATAATAAGGAGTAAAAATGAGATGTCAAAAATGTGAAAGTGAACCATTTGAAGTTATGGTTAAAGATGAAATGGGTTTCGCTACTGAATCTATTGAATTAGATCAACCAGCAACTCATTGTCCATTTTGTGGACATAGTTTAAATAAAGCTGTTAGTTCTAGATACGATAGTAAACAAGATACTTTTGTACCATTTGATGGTGTAACGTATACTAAATATAATACTTATACTAATAATGATTATTGGATAGATGAGATAATTGATCTAATAACTAAATGGGGTGATGAAAGAAAGATAACTAAAAATGGTAAACCTATAACTCAAGCTATTAAAACTCTTGAGGAATGCCATGAATTATTAGAAGCAGTTAATAGAAATGATAAAGAAGAAATTATAGATGCTATAGGTGATATAATAGTAACATTAACTATGCAATGTGCCCTACAAAAGATAAGATTATACGATTGTATTTTATCCGCTTATGATGAGATAAAGGACCGTACAGGACACTTAAATGAAGTAGGTGATTATATAAGAGATAAATAATAAGGAGGCGATATGTTCGTTAATAATGCAAAAAATATATCTGATGCATACTCTCAATTATTATGGCTTGTTTATAACCATTATGATTATAAAGTAAAACCAAGAGGTATGCCAGTAAGAGAAAAACTAAATGTACAAATAACAATAGACAATCCAAACAGTGATCCTATTATAACTAATGATATAGATAGGAATAGAATTATAAAACACTATACTAGAAAAGAATTGGATTGGTATTTAAACGGTGATACAAAAGCAGATGGTGCACCAAGTAAGTTTTGGAAAACTATAGCTAATGATGATGGTAAAATAAATTCTAACTATGGACATATAACATTGAAAGATCATAGTGAATTTAATACTACACCGTATTACTTTGCTTTAAGAACAATAAAAGAAGATAAAGATAGTAGACAAGCTATATGTAGATATAATAAAGCAAAACACGCAAAACTAAATCCAAAGGATTTTGTATGTACTATGTATCAAAACTTCCATATACGAGAAGATAAATTACATTCAACAGTAAGGATGAGATCAGCAGATTTATTCACTGGTCCTGTATATGACTTACCTTGGTTTTCGTATTTAATGGAAAAGATGCAATGGGACCTAGGTCGTACTTATCCGAAATTAAGAATAGGTACATTAACATTTAGTGCGGACAGTTTACATATATATGAAAAAGATACAGATAGTATCTTGAAAATGATTAAACTAGATGAAATTAATCAAACTTTAATTTAATAATAAGGAGTAATAATATGACATCAATAGAAGCCTTGACACATTGTCAAGAAGTAATGGAAAAGAAAGCCCAAGACTATACTGGAAAATCATCAGTGACTCAAGCTGATTATTATCCTAGAGGTGTACAGTCTATATATGATATTATGTGGGCAAAAATGTTAAGAATTAAATCTGTTATGGAGCAAATGGAAACTCGTGACAGTACGAACTTTGAGTCCGTTCAGGACTCTTGTGTGGACCTGATAAACTACACCACTTTCTTTATAGCTTATATGGACGGTGATGTTCCAGGTCAAAATAGTGATAAAAATATGTTTAACAATTAAGGAGTAATAAAAGTGATATTAGAAAACACTAAAGTACTATGGCCTAAACTAGGCGACAACGCAGGAACTAAGTATATGTCAGATGAAAAAGAATGGTCTATTGACTGTTTGCTTTCACCTGAACAAGCTAAATCCTGGGAAGATTCTGGAGTTAAACCAGCAGTTAAAGATAAAGATGGACTTACGTTCATTAAACTTAAGAAAGACTGTGTATGGCGCAATTCTGGAGACCCAAAGAAACCACCTATGGTAGTTGATAAGTTTGGTGACTCAATGGATCCACTTATTATTGGTAATGATTCTGTATGTAATGTACAATATTCAGTCCGCGAATGGGAGTTTCAAGGTCAAAAAGGAAAGTCAGCTGAATTAATTGCTGTTCAAGTTGTAGATTTAAATGAATACTCTGGAGCACAAAGCGACAGTGTTGAATTTACTTTCTCTGAAAAATCAGAAAAACCACTTGAAGCAGTTAGTGATGATGACGAAGATATAATGTTCTAAAAACAGTAATATCTACAGAGGACATTGGCCCATCCAGTGTCCTCGATAGATGTTATAAATAATAAGGAGTATAAGATGATAATAAAAATAATATTAATGACAGGGTTTTTATTATGTATATTATTTCAATGGTATACAGAATGAAACTTAGACAATATCAAAAAGATGTTTTAAACAAATTAATTAAAGTTGAAAGAGCAGGACATAGAAGAATAATATTACAAGCTGCTACAGGTTCAGGTAAAACTGTTATGGCTTCAGCATTAGTAAAAGCATTTGTAGATAAAGATAAAAAAGTATTATTCTTAGCTCATAGACGTGAATTAATTATACAAACATCAGATAAGTTAAATGACTTCGGAGTAAGACATGGAGTTATTATGGCTAATCATAAAAAAGAAAATGAATTTGCTTCAGTACAAATAGCTTCAATAGATACTCTACGTGCTAGAGCAATAACAAAAAAGAAAATGGAATTACCTAAAGCAGATTTAATAGTTATTGATGAAGCTCATAGATCAATGAGTAATACATATCGAAAATTAATAAATTTATATAGTAAAAGTTTAATTGTAGGATTAACAGCTACACCAGTTAGATCTGATGGAATGGGATTAGGCTCTATGTATTCTAAAATGGTTAAAGCACCAGGAATTAAAACTCTTACAAAAATGGGAAGTTTAATAGAAGCTATATATTATTCACCAAGTATTCCAGATCTTAAAGGTATAGGATTAGTAGCAGGTGATTATAATGCTAAAGAATTAAGTAGACGTATGGATTTACCGAAACTAGTTGGAGACGTTATAAGAACTTGGAAGCATTTAGCGGAAGATAAAAGAACTTTGGTATTTGCTTCAGGTGTGAAACACAGTAGAAATCTTACTGAAGCTTTTGTAGATAATGGAATTAAAGCTGCTCATTTAGATGGACAAACACCAACAAAAGAAAGAGTAAAAATACTTGAAGATTTTGATTCTGGTAAAATAACAGTAATATGTAATTGCATGGTACTTACTGAAGGATTTGATGCACCAAAAGCTCAAGTTTGTGTATTAGCAAGACCAACAAGATCTTTAGGATTATATATTCAAATGGTAGGAAGAGTGCTGCGTCCACATCCGTCAAAAGATAAAGCAATAGTTATAGATCATTCTGGTGCTGTATATACAAATGGATTAGCAACAGACGATCACAACTGGATATTATCTGTTGGAAAAGTAAAAGAAAATGAAAGAGTTGAACCTAAAGAACGAGAAGAACGTTTAATAATTTGCGAAGGATGTTTTAGAACATTCAGCGGTCATAACGTTTGTCCAAGTTGCGGAAAGGTTCATGTAATAAAAAGTTCTTATGTCGAGTTTATAGATGCTGAATTAGGTTTAGTAAATAAAAAGACAAAGAAAGTAGAAAGAAAAGAGAAATACGGTGAGAATTTTAGGAAAGAGTTTTATCAACAACTACTCGGATATACTGTGATCAAAGGTTATAAAGAAAACTGGGCTAATCATAAGTATAAAGAACGGTTTGATAATTATCCTAATTTTAAAGATGCCGTTGCAGAAAAGCCTAACAAAGAGACGATGAGTTATATTAAACATCTTCAAATAAAATGGGCTAAACGTAGAAAATAATAAGGAGTAATAATATGTATAGTGAAACAACAAGGTTGTATGACGAAAATTCAATGCCACAAGGTAGTGAACTTTGGTTAAAGTTTAGAAGGAAATATGGTACAGCTTCTGAAGCTGCTTCAGCTATGGGCGTTAGTCCGTGGATTCCTAAAACACCATTACAACTATGGGAGTTAAAGAACGGAGAGTTAGAAGTTAAACAAAACTTCGCGATGACAATAGGTAGTGAATTTGAAGATGAAGCTAGAGAATCTTGGCAACATTATCATGGAACTGTTTTCGAACCATGCTGTATAGTTGACGAAATAGAAGGATTACCGTTAATGGCTTCATTAGATGGTCGTCAGAAATGGAGTGGATCTGAGATTGTAGAAATCAAAGTACCATTAAATGGATCAGAGTCTCCATTATGGAAGACAATGTTAAATAATGAAGAACTTCCATTTCAATATCAAATTCAAATGGAACAACAAATGTTACTTTCAGGTGAAGATCATTGTAACTTTTGGGTTTATGACAGACATAATAAAGAAGGTCTACATAGGATTCATAAAACCCAACCAGAACTCCGTGATGATATCTTAAGTTCATGGAAAGAATATTTTAAGGGGAAACCTGAGCCTGGAGTTAATGATATTATTAAACGTGAAGATCAAGAATGGAAAGAGTTAGCATTCTTCTGGAAAATGGCACGTGAAGAAAAGCAACTACAAGAAGGACGCATGGAAACTATGAAGAAAAAGTTAATAGAACTATGCGACGGTCAGTCTCATCAAGGAGCTGGAGTAAGAGTACGACATAATCCTGATAAAGATCGTTGGACTATTACAATGACAGGAGCAAAAGGTTGATAGCTAGGTTGAACTTCCCATTATATATAAAGAAAGGTAAAGCTGGAATACTTACTGGTAATTTATATAGAAATTTACATTGGGCAACACTAGCTAAAGCTAAAAAAGACTACCACGAGGAAGTAAAAAACTTCGTGGAGTCTTTACCAAAATACAATAAATTAACAATACATTATACTTTATATTTCGGAAACAAAAGAAAACGAGATATAGATAACTTTACGTGGGCATTGCACAAGTTTTTAATGGATGCAATGGTAGAATATGAAGCTATTAAAGATGATCACAATGAAATAGTAACTGGATTCTCATCACATTTCGGAGGGTATGACGATAATAAGGAAGATTATGTTATATTAGAAATAGAAGGAGAAGAATGTGAGTCAACAGATACACGTGAATGATGTAAAAAGTAAAATAAAAACAGTAATAACACACTCGAAAGACGAAAGAGTTTTAACAGAATGTATAGCTTGGCTGCAAACTTGCGAAGAGCTTAAGAAACTTGGCTTTGAATATCTAACTTTAGAGTTAGACGAAATTAATAAATATCATTAAGGAGAAAGATATGGAAACTTATCAAATAATAATTAGCACAATAGGAACTTGTTTGTTTATCTACCTTTGGATGCGTAGAGAAAAACAAACATCATTTGAAGACGGTATATGTTATGCTTTAAAGGAACATGCAAGATCAAGAATAAAGTACAACATCAGCCGTGATAACGACGGAGATGAAATAATAGAAGTTAAAGTTATTAAAGAGGATTAAAAATGAAAAGTAAATATTTAGGAATAGAAATAAACAGATCTAAAGATAGAGAAATAAGCGATCAAGCTATTGATTTATTAAAAGCTCACTATCTTAGAGGAAAAGAAAGATCTCCACAAGAGGCTTATGCTAGAGCATGTTTAGCATATTGCGAAAAAGATATGAAATTAGCTCAACGATTATATGACGGAGTCAGTAATGGTTGGTTTATGTTTAGTAGTCCTATATTAAGTAACGCACCAGCTCCAGGAGAGAAACCATTAGGCTTACCTATAAGTTGTTTTCTGAATTATATACCTGATACATTAGAAGGTTTGATAGATCATCAATCAGAATTAGCTTGGTTAAGTGTTAAAGGTGGAGGTGTTGGAGGTCATTGGTCAGATGTAAGAGCTGTGAGTGATAAAGCTCCGAGTCCTATACCTTTTATTAAGGTAGCAGACTCAGCGATGACTGCTTATAAACAAGGACAAACAAGGAAGGGGAGTTATGCAGCATACTTGGACGTCAGACACCCAGATATTATCGAGTTCCTCAATATCAGGATTCCCTCTGGTGGTGATTCAAATCGCAAGTGCTTTAACATTAACAATGCTGTTAATATTACTGATGCTTTTATGGAATGTGTTACTAATGACAGTGATTGGGATCTTATTGATCCTCACGATGATACAATACGTGATACGATCCGTGCGAGAGAACTATGGGAAAGAATACTGGAAACTCGCTTTAGAACAGGTGAACCTTATATTCACTTCATCGATGAAAGCAATAGAAAACTACCTGAATTTCTTAAAAAGAAAGGATTAGAAGTAAAAGGTAGTAATCTTTGTGCTGAGATTATACTACCTACTGATTCAAAGAGAACAGCTGTTTGCTGTTTAAGTAGTTTGAACTTAGAAAAGTTTGATGAGTGGAAAGACTCTACTATAGTAGAAGATTTAATTGAAATGTTAGATAACGTATTAACTAAATTTATAGCTCAAGCACCAGAGCCTTTATTTAGAGCGGTGAACAGTGCTAAGACAGAGAGATCTTTAGGATTAGGAGCTATGGGTTTTCATTCTTACTTACAATCTAAAAGCATTCCATGGGAATCTGCTTTAGCAGTAGGTCAGAACAAAAGAATATTTTCACATATTAAAAGCAGAGCTAAAAAAGCTACTAAAAACTTAGCTAAACGTAAGTATGAATATCCTTTTGGTAAAGGAAGTGGTGATAGAAATAGTCATCTCTTAGCTATAGCGCCGAATGCTAACAGCGGAATGATCATAGGAACATCCCCGTCTATAGAACCTATTAAATCTAATAGTTTTATACATAAAACCAGGGTTGGTTCACACTTAATAAAAAACAAACACCTGAAAGAGGTGATGGAAGAGCACAGGTTAAGACTAGGTAAGGATAAAGAATGGCTAGAAAGAGAGTGGCGGAATATAGGTCACCATCAAGGATCTGTTCAACAACTAGACTACTTAACTGATTGGGAGCGCGATGTATTTAAAACAGCATTTGAATTAGATCAGCATTGGATTGTACAACACGCAAGTGATAGACAAAAATATATATGTCAATCACAAAGTGTTAACTTATTCTTTCCAGCTGGATCAGATAAATCATATGTTAACAGCGTACATCTTAGCGCATTCAATAAGAAATTAAAAACATTATATTATCTACGAACGTCAAGCACTCAAGTGGCTGAAAACATGGGTCAAAGAGTTGAAAGAGTAGCTCTCGGTGATGCTACTGATGAATGTTTAGCGTGTGAGGGGTGATATTATGGGATTAATGGAAGAAAATATAGTATTTAAACCGTTCCAATTTCCTTGGGCTATAGAATTAGCTGAGCAACATGAGGATATACATTGGACAGAAAAAGAAATAAACCTAGCTGAAGACGTAACTCAATGGAAAAACGGAGAGTTACTTGATGTTGAGAAAGAACATATAACATCTATACTTAGGTTGTTTACCTCAGCTGATGTTATTGTGGCTCAGAATTACTGCGACTTTTATATACCTAAATTCCCTAATAATGAAATTAGATCAATGTTATTATCGATCGCAGCAAGGGAAGGTATACACCAGAGGGCTTATGCCTTACTGAATGATACACTAGGTTTACATGAAAAAGAATACAGTACATTCTTAGAATATAAACAAATGGTAAACAAAGCAAACTTCATGAGAGGTGCAGATGTTAATTCCCACCAAGGAATAGCTAAATCTATAGCTCTATCTGTATTTAATGAAGGAGTAACTTTATTCTCAGCTTTCGCTATGCTACTGAATTATCAGAGACGTGGTAAAATGAAGGGCATGGGAACAGTTATAGAATGGAGTATACGTGACGAAACTCTACATGTTGAAGGAATGAGTAAGTTGTTTAGAGAGTTTTGTGGAGAGCATAGTAGAATTCTAACTGATGAATTCAAGTCAGATATATATGAAATGGCTAGAAAAGTAGTTAAGTTAGAAGAAAAAGTGATTGATCTTGCTTATGCAGCCGGAGATATTGAAGGCTTAGATAAGAAAGAGGTTAAAGATTATATAAAATACTTAGCTGACAGAAGATTAATCCAACTAGGCTTTAAAGGAAACTTTAAAGTAAAGACTAATCCTTTACCTTGGGTTGAAGATTTAACCTCAGGTGATTCTCTTAGTAATTTCTTTGAGAAAACTGTAACAGACTATTCTACGGTTGGTATGGTAGGAGAGTGGGGTTGGTGATTTTAATTTTATAGGAGATAGCATGTTAGATAAAATAAAGAACGGAGCTGATGCCGCGATCGATGTAGGCATTAAGTTAATCAGCTTATCAATTGTGCTTCAAATTATATTTGGTAGTCAAGTAGCATTCCTAACTGGGAACGTTATCGGTAGTATACTAGATATAGTGTGGACGCTCGGTAATGCTGGACTGGCGGGCCTTATAGCCGCAGCCATTATCTGGAAATTATTAGATAAAGACATCACGAAAGAATTATCTGATTAACGGAGAGTAAAATGGATCTTAAGACTAAAAGCCTTATGAAACTAACGGGTAATAAAAGCCTTATGATATTTGTAGCAATTGTAGTAGTATTGTTATTAGTATCGTGGCTTTAAAAGACTCGAAGAAAAAGAAAGAAAACTGGGGTCTTGTTCAAAAGGATAAGACCTCAGAACTACAGAGAGATTTAACTAAAAAAAACCCCAGACTCTGGAGAAGTGACTGGAAAAAGTAATAAGGAGGATACCATTATGGTTGACGAAACAAGAAGTCAGATGTTAAATAATTATAATGAAAGACTTAAAAAATATGGAGATGATATGACAGTAAAAAAAATAGATGATAAACAACATACAGAAAACTTGTGTTCTGGTGGCAACATTGGTGTCCAGTTATGGCAAATGACCAATGCTGCTCACAGTATAGCTTCAGACGGCAATGTATCAGAAGATTTAGCTGTTGCTGCTGAAACTGCTTTGCAAAGTTTACTTAAAAGTATGGCAATATATGGGTACAACTTAGTAGATGGAGATAAGTAATGGCTACATGCAAAGCTATGTTTACTGTAGTTGATGACACAGAAAGAGAGAAATCCACATGGGTTATAGAATATGGTCCGTTTGTGATAGATGATAATGTACATCCTGTACAAGGTTTAATAACCTATATGGATGCAAATGAAAAGGAGAAAGAAGAATGGCAGAAGGAAAATACGACTTCGAAGAAAATAGTAACATCTTAGCTAGAACAGGTGTTACTGATGCTGAGTTGTTAGATGCTGTAGCAATATTGAAAGGTGGAACAGATGCAGATCGACCACCTAATCTTAAAGGTAATGATGTTCATGCATACGTAGCAGGTGAGATTGAAAAATTAAACATGATCGAGGATGCTAATGTATTAACACGTCAAGGAATGAACCAAGAAGATGCAGTAAAGAAAGCAACTATGGAAGCAGCGCGAAGACGAAAGGTTGTTGACAAAGCTATTAAGAGTTACACAGCTAACAAGTAAAAAAAAATACCTACACGAGTCGTAATGACCTGTGTAGGTTTTTTTTATTTAATCCCAAAAGTATTGCTTAGTAGAATCATAGTTTAAAGTACCATCTTTCTTTAAGAATTTCTTACGATAAGCTTTTCTTTGTTGTTCAAACTTTTTAATTCTTTCAACAAGACCACCACCTTTATAGTCGTCCCATCTAAATCCTAATCTAGCCATAGCTCTATATAATAATAATACATTACTATTATTAGGATTATTCATTAAGAAATCATATCGTGTATCTGGATT